TGTTTCAATTCTCTTTAATGCTTCGTCCCGATCAATATCGCCTGCAATAAGATTGTTTTCTAGTTTCTCTATTGCTTGCTCAATTGCTGATCTGCTTCTTGTGGGGCTTCTATCTTCTTGTTCTTCTTCAATCTCCTCTGCTTGCCCGTAAACATCACCAAATAATACCGTTGAGGCACATTTCTTTAAGGCGTCAGTTGTAGCTTTCTTGTAGATATCACCTAGTGGAACATTTTCATAAACCTCTGCACTTCCCCATTGTTCTTTGATAACTTCTTCACCTTGATATTTAAATTTCAACTGCCCTAATACTGCTATTTGTTTACCCTCTCTTTCCCTATCAATAACTCTAAATGTCCAATTAAGCCCAAAAGCTAAATTTAAAGCCCTTATAAAAGCACCCCCCGTTACATACTTAAACTGCTTACCACCTTTGCCCTTTCTGATTTTAATCAATCTTGTGGGTGTTGCTGTGGTTACAATTGATAAAAGTATTTCTTCCCTATCTTTTTTTAATGCTTCTAGTATATTTGCTGGGCTTCCTAGTAATGCTTTGACGATTGAAAATTCTGTCTTTTTTATTTTTTTCATTGTTTTAATTTTAAAGTATATTTATCTTCTAATTCCTTGTAGTGTTCCATTATGTAAATGATCTTCTCGCTACTAAGCCCCGTTAATTCTTCTACCTTTCTAATATCGAACATATTAGTAACACCTGATAGCTGAACTAAAACGTATTGCTTGAAGTCCTCTTTTGAGGGTAGCTTGCTTTTGAACTTTGGCGTCATCTTAGTCGGTTAAAAAATAAAGTAGTTTCGATCTTGGTAGGGCAGATAGTCTTTATCGACTACCTATGCCCCACCTTGTCGTTTAGTCAAAGGCAACTTCTATCTTTTGAGTATCTCCGTTTACAATAAAGCACAATGGCAAATATTTGCCTTGCTCTTTTCTTGCTTCTTCTGTTTGCCTTAACAATTCAAGATCTCTTAGAAAAAACAATCTCCAATAACCTAAGTCAATTTTCTGATCTAGGTTAAATTGCTTCCTCATAGCTTCATTAAAATCGTTAGTAAGCTTCTTAGAGTAAGCTATTAGTTTCTTTGCTTTTTCTTTGCTGATATTTTGCATTTGTCGGTTGTTTAAAATATATCATTATCAATATATATCATTCTAAAATGATTTGCAAGTATTTTTTAATCTTTTTTAAGCATTTTGTGATCTTCGCCAATATTATCAATTTTTGTGGGGCTTTTAAATTAAAGAGGGCATTTCTGCCCCCTCTAATAACCTGTCCCCATATTTGGTTTTACGGGGGGCAAACCGACAAGGAAGACCCCCCGTATCTGCATTATATCAAGCCTTGTAATAAGTAGCAAAGAATAAAGGGAAGCCAATTAAAAAAAGTGGTGCATACCCTACCCCACCTGCTAATAGTAATAAACTAAACATAAGGGTTAACTTCTTTCGTGGTTGCATTGTCGGTTGTTAAAAAATTAAATGACTTTTTGCCCCCTGAAGATATTTTCATTAACTTTCTAAATTTATCTTCGGTGCTTAATTTGTCGTTAATTTGTTTTTGTTTTAAACACTCTCTGCGATATGCCTTTAGGGCTTTATCTATCTTTTTCCCCCAAGCTGTCGTTATCTTGGCACTCCTTCCTGTATTTATTGAAGGCATTGTTCTCACTATAAGTTAAATTTCTCATTCGGCAGTATTAACCTATAATAAAATTATACTCCCTTTGTAATATCTTTTATAGCTAAACGCCTAACTTCTTTTTCCCTTTCATCTTTTCTCCTGGCTCTTAGCTCACTAGCTATTTGCTCAACTTGCTTTAGATCAGTCCCAGCCAGATCAGCAATCTCTTGGAACTTGCTTCTCATAAAATAATTCTTCCTTATCAAGTCAGCTATTTTCAGTCTGTTCATCTTCCTCTTTATAAATTAAATACTCCACATAGAGCTGTAGAAATGCAGTGTTTTTAACTTCAAATTCATCACGCCTTTTCATTAGTAGGGCTTTCTTCTTTTTATCTTTTTCATAGATGTAGTCTTGCCAGACCTGCTGTCCCTTTTCTTTATAATACCCCCAAAGGTTAAACAAGCCCAGCTCATCTATAACTCCATCATTTAGTTGTTCTTCCAGTTTTGCGATCTTGTTCATGATATTTTCACTAATTTAAACCCATCTCCCACAAACATATCAAACCAGCCTTTATTGCCCTCCCTAGCTTTTATTACCCCAATAGATAGGTTGCTGTCCAAGTTGCCCTCAATGATATTCCTCCATAGAAAGATTGCTACATGACTAGATTGCAGAAGTTCTTTCCCCCAGCTAAATGGTTGAACATTTCCCTTTTTAGGGTGATTGTCTTTCGCCAATACGGAGAGATTAATTTGCGATACGCAGATCAGGGCAACTTCGTATTTCTTAGCAATCTCCCTTACTCTATTCCCGATTATAGGCATAGTATCTTTATTATCAGACTTTTGATTTACTGATAAATTTTGAACATGGTCTATAAAAACTATGTTCGGCTTGATCTCAACCTCCTTCAAGATCTTCTCAACTTCCTCTAATGCTCCTACTTGGAATATTTGCAAAAAGTTTGGCTCCACAAACTTGTTGGCATAGTAGTCATCTTTTGCTTTTTGAAGTCTATCATAGTAAAGCTCTGGGTTTTTCTTGTAAATGTTCCAATAAACCCCAGCGTTCATGCAGATGTGCCTAAGCTCATAAGATACGCCTTCCATTTCAGTAGTGAAAACTGCAATTTTAGGTGGCTCAAATTCTTCGTCTGTATTCTCTACCCATTCAGTTCGTATTCCATCAATCATATTCAGCACAAAGTAGCTTTTTCCTGTCCCTGTCATTCCACCTAAAGTTATTACTTGCCCCTTTTCCATTCTTCCTGCTAGATCATCTAATTTATCAAAGCCAAAAGTCCACCCCTTTCTCTTTCTTAATAACGCATCATCTATCTTAGATTGAATTTCTTTTTCGTTGTTCATTAGAAGCCAGTCATAGAATTAAATATTTCCTCAAACTGAGATCTTCCTCTTTTGCTTAGTTTATCTCCCTCTATATCTTTAAGCAACCAGTTTCTCGCAGTAGCTTTCCAATCTTTAATTTGCTTGCCCTTAGATTTCGCCCAGTTATCTATCTTCTCTGCTAAAAGCAATAGATATTCGGCACTAATAGCGTAATTCATGTAAGGTGGAGTGCTATTAAGATACTGATGGAACTCACTAGAAGTTATATCTTCCTTACAAGTCTTTGGTTTAATCTTTTCCTTTTTAATGGGTTTTTCTGTTTTCCCCTCATACTCCCCTATAACACTACCATTTACATTAACACTAACATTATCATTAACTGTTATTTTGCTTACTTTTGCTAACCTTTGCTTACTTTTGCTTACACTTTCTTCACCCCATCTTTTCTTTGCACTTGCCATTCCTCCTCTCCTACCAGCTTCTGATCGTGCTTCAGCCATGTCCTCCCATCTCTTTTTGTTTTGGTCTATATCTTCACGAATAAAATTAAACGCCATTTGTAATACAGGCTCAAGTTGAATTATTTCCCCATTTTCTGAATAGTTAAAGATAGCATCAAGCAAAATGCCCTTTTGTTCGTTTGTAAGAATTGAGAAATGTTTTTTGTAGGAGTGGTAAAGTATAAAGCTGTTTTTCATATTCCACCTCCAAACTTCTCAAGATTTTTTAATTCTTTTAGCAATTTTTCATTAGCCACTATTTCGTCTGCTGTATTTAGAGCCAGAACAAGTTGCTTACTGTATGCCAAATATACCCTTACCAATTCATCAGGGTCGTCACTATAGACATCATAAATTTTAGGCACTTCGGCAGTCTTGTATGAAATAGCTTGAAATGGTCGTAGCAGATCTTTTAGTTCTGATATTTTTTGTCGGAGTTTCAGTATCTCCCTATGTTGTTTTTTCATATTTTATTTGCAAGTAGTAGGAGGCAAACTGTTCGGCATGAAGAATTACCTCCTACTATTTATATTTAAAATGGTGAAAGTTTTTTGCCAAACAGTTTTTTTCATTAATATCAATCTAAATCTTTCCCAGAAAAAAATCAAGCCCACCCCAATCTAATTTTCTTCCCTAAATAGTAAATTAAACTGTGAGATGGGCTTTTAGCTTTTCTCCATTTGCCATCATTTGCCATTGGCAAAATGCGTTTGCCATCATTTGCTTACCTTTGCTTACCTTTGCTTATTTTAATTTTCAACTTTTCTTTGTAGTAGTCTATTAGATCAAGAAGTTCCCAGTCTTTGTATTTAACTACTTGCTTGTGCTGAAAGTAAAGATCTTCATAATTTTGCTGGGAGAATTTCTTTACAAACCAATTCTGAAAGGGGAAAAAGTCGTATTCATGTCGCATATTACAGGAAGCACATTGAGCATGAGCATTGAGTTCGTTCCATCTAGTAGAGTAAGAAGCCCTAGTAAATAGATGCCCACATTGTATTCGTTCCTTAGAGCCACATAATACGCAGGTGTAGTTATCTCTAGCCTTTATGAAATCACCAAAGGCTTTGTCTAGGTTTTTTACTAGCTTCTTTCTCTCGGTCATCTTCTAGCTATACTATTACCTGTATAAGATTGTAGCACATTGCGAAGTCCGTTAAACCCATTAAGCCCATCTATTAAACTATCAAGATTATTATACGCCTCTACCCTGTGCTGATCTGGGAACAAAATCACCCCTGCACCACAAAAATCAAACTGCCCCTGCCTAACATTGCCCTGCGATCTTTGGAAATATTCCTCTGGTTTAAAAGTGCCTGCTTCAATCATTGTTCTCATTTTCTTTGAGCCGTCCATACCCATTGCGTATTGTGCTACTGCTAATCTGTGAGTATGAGCACCCACTACGATATCAGCGTTTTTTTCTAATTTTGTTTATTATTCTTCTTCTCCTGATTTGTTCCTCGTTCTTAACGATATCAACGACGGCGTTGTATAACCTCATATAATCAGCAATGTCTGGGTATTGTCCGACATCTTTTTGGTCTTTTTGTATTCTTTTCTCTCTTTCAAGCAAAAAGTTTAAATCTTTTATTATCACGTTATTAGATCACAAAAAAGCAAAAGTAAAAACATTGCTATCGGTATAAAAAGCAATATCAAATCTTCGTCATATTTAGCCCTGTCCATTTTCTTTTTCTCTCAAGATCAAATAAGCAACGACATTGATTAAAGTTCCAATAACTACTGCTAGAAGTTTTCTCCAGTCAAATTCAGCTTCACCATTGGTAAAAACTAATAGCATACCCAGTAAGTTAGAAAGCCCAGAATAGATTATCACCTTAACAGTAGAGGGCAGGGAGTTAAAAGCATCTCTTATTTTTTCCATATAAAGTATTTAACTTTTAAAATAAAAAGCCTTATGGCTTCTTTAATTCCTATATACTTTGCCCCGTCCCTTAGCTTTTGTTTTAATCTTCTAATCTCCTGTTTTTGAACTACGTTTCGGGCTCTATAATAATCAAGTTTGATCTGTAAGCCCTTAACCCATATTCTTTTTTTAATCTTCATAAGTTCGCAAGATCAATTTATTTTTATCTCCGACCATTTCGGGCTGACACTCTACCCTTAAAGGGCACATTGCACAGATCTCGCCTGCACGTTTAAGGGTAATATCTTGTAAAATGCTGAAATGCTCGTTTTTGGTCTTTACATAGGGCTCTAATGCACAGGGCTCGTTAAATGGTATGTTAGTCATCTTTTGTATTCAAATCAATTCTAGGCATATTACAGCCCCAAATTTCATAGGTTTTGAAATAGTTCCTCACTCTGAATTACACTTGCCTTATACTGAGAAATTTTCAAGTCTTGAGCATCTAACAAAGATTGAAGATCTTTAATCTTTTGTTCTTGAACAGAACAATCTTGAACTTGTGATTGCTCAATAACATAAGCACCCGAAATATAGCCATTGATAGAGTTGTAGCTTACGCCATACCAAGTTTTATTGCCGTTTACATCTGTTCCACTCGCTACGATCTTTGTATTAAATTCCTGTGAATTGGGTATTTGCCCTACAATCTTAGAAGTAGTATTAGGTTGCTCCCTGATATTTAGAGGAGCAGTATTAGTAGTAGTAATTTTTATAGGTAATTGAAGTGTTACCATCTCTATATTAGTATAACAACTAAATTGCAGGTCTGGGTAGGTAGCCCAATTCGACCATTTATTGTCCTTTTTGCCGTATTCCCAGAAGTAAAGCGTTGCTGATCTATCACAATAATTTAAATAGATGTCCCACTTTTTGTCGTAAACAGTAATATGCCCGTGATCGCTAATCGGTGTTCCGAACTTTTCGCCTACTTTTTTTTTAGTAGAATTTACGGGCTTAATATGCACCCATTGAATATATACCCCCTCACAGCCGTTTACCCAATATTCCACCCCGTCGTTCCAAGATCTCTTAAACGTCATATCGCAAGGGGCGTATAAATTTTTATCTCCATAACCCAAATACCCAAAGTCCATTGCCTTGCAATCTTGGGCACTACCACAATGGGGCGATTGCGTTATTATGTAAATATTGTCCTTGTAAAAAGATTTTAACTTCATATTTTGTATTGGTCTTGTTTCATTAGACATAAAAAGCAGTAACATTATATGAGTTCCAATAGTTATCATAGTAAAGGACACTACCACCGTTCCTATAACAATTTATTGATATAACTGCATCTGCACCACTACCTAAATATGTAAATGTTCTAGAAAATACAGTAGTAGGACATTGAGTATTATACCCAATGCTGTTATAGGTAATATAATAACTAAAAGTTCCATCAGATTGCTGATTTATGTTTAGAATAAACATCTTTACTCTCCTGCTTATCCAAATCTGATTGCTACTTAGTTTAACAATATCACTATTACTATTGTATTCAGTTTGCAAAGTAACTGAAGTTAAAGTAGCAGGAGCAGGTGAAAGGTTGCTTGTCCTGTGAAACCTACTATCACACACAGTCATTGTATGCTCCTCTCCTAATGTTTGTGGAGAGAAAGGTAATGCTACCTCACCAGAACACAACTGAACCTGTGCTATATCAATATTTCCTGAACCTACATAAGTTTCTGCTCCTACTGCTCCAACTCTTGTTGCATAATTACTTCCCCATTGATACTGAAATATCAACCACAAACTATCGTCATTTGCTGTCCCAAATGTCTTGCCAGACAATGTATTAGTTTCAATAGTATATTCATACTTTACCCAACTACTTGTTAATGTCCAGTTTGTGCCGTTGATTATTTCCGTTGTTGTCGGACTTCCACCCGTTCCATAGTTTTGTCTTAAATATATTCCAAGTTTTTTATTTGCAATGCTAGACCTTGCCCAAAATGAAATTGTAACCTTTTTTCCTGCACCACATAAATATCTTGTGCCATGTTCTATTCCATTCCCAAACCTATGCTGTGAACTTACCCCCAAACTGCTCCCTGCACCATTGGTTGCCAATCTTGTAAAATAAAAAGCACCAGGCAATTCTCCTGCTGTTAGTGTTTGTCTACTTCTGGTAAGAGTAGGTAATGTTCCACCATTTTTATCTACATAGTCATACCACTCATCTGCAAGATACTTTATTGTTACATCTGACAATGTAGCAGATGTTCCTTGTCTCCACTCATCAAAGTTTCCATTGATGATTGCTTGTCTATACATTGAATGCTTACTATACAGGTCTGTTGCTTCAATTCCATTGTGGTATGTATCTCCATTCACCTGTAATGCACCACCTACGCCATCGTCATACTTACCTTTGATTGCTATTCCACCCTTTACCATATCAATAACAGGAGTTCCTACTGGAAGTGTTCCCTCTAATATGAAGTTAGTCAGCTTGTCATAGATGCGAACTTCGATGTTAAAAGACTTGTCAGGGTCAAAGCCAGAAGCTCCAAGATCTCCTTCAATATAATCATCAAAACTAAGAGCCCCATCTGTATCGGTCAAAGTAAGATCTTTCCATGTTTGAGCTCCCCAGCTTTCTGTTGTTTCTTTGTATCTGTAATGAGCTGTGATCGTGTTCTGTACTCCTGCTGTGCCTCCTCCGAAGTATTCTTTCCAATAGCTACCAGCAATTTGTAAAGTCACCCCATCTTCTACTGAGTTATCTCTAATCAAGACCATTCCCCAAAGTGAAGTGGCTACATATTGAGCATTATTGGTCAATGTAAGAGCTGTCGGTGTTGTTGTTAAATTCCTACTATCATAAGCAGTAACCGTAAATGAATTAACCGAGCAATTATCAATATCTAAGGTAACATCTGCGACGGCTGAATAGTTTTTGTCCTTGTATTGGCTTCCATTGGTAAATCTATACTTAACGGCAGTTGCACTATTTAACGCCACCATCTTATTGGCAACGGCTACCGTAGCCCTAACTTTAGAAAAGCCCTGTATCATCTTTGCCGTGCTGCCGGTCAAGGTATTTAATGCCGAACTTACTAAAACATTAGAGTATTTATCAGTATTGTCCACCGTCTTTGCTACCGAAGCTATTGTAAAGGTAGTAAAAGTAGGCTTATTGGCTGTCTGATCTATTGAGCAAGTCCCAGTCTGGTCTCTGTTCCCCCCTACTTGAACTGCATAGGTAGCATCTGTAAAGGTCTGTAACCTGACATACATTGAGCAGGAGGTAGCACTCGGTATTTCAGCATACATATCGTCATTTTCCCCAGATGTAGGCGTTATCGTGTAGCTAGTAACTGCCCCACAATTTGAGGTTTTAATCAGCGTCCCATTTACATACAATAAAGCCTTAACATACAAACTGCCCGAATTGTTAATAGTTAAAGGAATATTGTTCCCGATAGTAAAACTAACGGCATTAGTGATATATGCCTCTCGCGGAATTGTGTCTAAGGTAAAAGTAGTCCCAAAGTTATATGTCCCTATACTTGAAACATTGGTGTTACCGTCCCAGCCACACCAAAAGCTCTTTGACCCATCTGAATTGTGATATACCCTCTCTGTTATTGTTCTTAGTAAATAATCTCCTGTGCCTGGTCTTAGATCAAAGTCGGTGTCCCCTGAGTAGCTAGTAGTTCCATTAACATTGGTAGTATTTGAATGGTTTGTAAAGTTGTAACCATAATTGTAAGACGATCTGTTAAAATAAAAGTAAGCAGTAACATCAGAATAATTACCAGCTATGCTCTGAGTAGCTGTCCAAGATATAAAGGGGTAGCCCTTATAGGTGTCCCAATTTGAAAACTTACCAGATACGCTTCCACTTAATGCCATTTGTATTACTTTTAATAATTAACTTAATCGTTTATTACAAACATAGCTCCTGTATCAGTCGGTATTATTCTCAATGCACTTGCAGAATTATCATATCGCTGAACAGTTAATTGTTCCTGTGCTGTAAATTGTGTAATCTTGCCTTCGTCTTTACTAACAACCATCATTACTCTATCAGTCCCCCCAGCAGTATCGTAAACCGAGAGAGAAGTATTGTCTAAGGTGCTCTTGAAAGTATCAGTTTGTGAAGTTATAGAAAAGCCATCTTTGTCAAATCTAAAATTAGAGCCGTAAACTTCATTAGGTGCTTGTTGCCACCCCGTGCACCCACCCTTTTTAACTACCGTGTCTGTTATCGTTATAGTTTCCGAAGCCACCGACCTGTATCTCAAAGTGGTAGTTCCCTCAGTAGCTACAAAATCATACTTAAATACCGTCCACTCGTCAGCGTCCCCCGTTAGTTCAATCTCAGATATTGCTGATATGTAAACATAACAATTGTCTGTTTGCTTGTATCTAAAGTATAGAGTATATGTTTCCCCTATTATCGTGTTAAATGTTTGCTCTAAATATTGCTCGTCTGTAATCTGTATCGCTGACCCACTCTCGCTGTTTTCTTTAATTTCAGATGTTTGAATTATTGTCCCGTCATTATCGCTATCTATTAAAGCCCCTTCCTCATCAAATAATTGCCATTCGGTCAAAGACCCTTTCAAGCCAACGCTGTTTAAGATCAAGTTGCTTCCTCCCATGCCTTCTACCTGCAAAGTAAGAGCATCTGCCGTTTGAGTTAAAGTTGTTACATCATCTTCAAGAGAGTTAATATCACTTTCTGTTACATCAACCCTTGATGCAATAGATGTTATCTCTGAACTATTAAGAGCAACTGAAGTCGAAAGCCCGTCAACGGAGCTTACAAGACTTTCAATATACCCTTCCTGCTTATTAACTATGATCTCTGTATTTTTAATGGTTTGCCCTATAATTCCAGCATATTGGTAGGGCGTAGATGTTAGCGTTGGAATAAACGACTTGATCTGCTCATTAACCCCACCAGTTACCTCTAAAATAATCTCGTTTACAATAGTTTCGTAGGTATTTTCTGCCAGATCTTCAACTTCTATTCTGTCGCCTATCTCATAGTAACCCAAGCCCTCTGTTTTGTAGGTTGCTGGGTAGTATTCTATTCCGTCAAGTGCTGTAAATATATCTGCTATGTATGTTTCTCTATCGCTATCTGTGGGCAAGTTGTTAACTATCTTTATCTCAGTTAAACCATATTCAGATATACTTCCCGTATCTTGCTGTGCGATATTGTCTTCTTGTGGCATACGGCTTAAAACCACAGAATTTACCTCACCATATTTATTGTTTAATTCCAAAGATATCAAGTTGTCAGCCGTTAAGCTGTCATCAACGTCCTCTGATATCTGCCTTACTACCAATTCGTTTTCGTGATTGAAGAAAATAAATGACCCCGTTGCTTCTGCAATATCATCTAATACATCACGGTAGCTCATACCAAGCCCCTCGAATATATCTTCTGTTAAGCTAAGATCATCATTAGGGAAAGAGCTAGTAGCCAAAGTCCAGCCCAATTGGTCGCAAAGATCGTCTAAAAAATCAGTAAGAGATATTGGAAAGGTTGCCGTTGATACATAGGGTATTAAGGCGTCATACATCAAGTCAAAACCCTTTGCCCTTGTAACGCCTGTGGCTTTATCTGTTTCCACTTCGGTTACTTTAAATAACCCCAGATTAATATATTCAACGCTTGTATCTGGTAGCACTAAGCCGTATTCAAAAAAAACATTATTCCCAAGTAGATTGTGCGAGCCAAAGACCTCAAACTCGATTTGCCTCATTGAAGCCCTTAACAATTCCCCAGAAGCAGTATATTTAACCTTTTTAAGATCATCACTTTCTGCAATCGTATCATCTCCGTTTACTATTCTTGCCTTAATCTGCTTTGTGGCACTTTTAGCCGAAGTTATAAAGTCTGCCGATACTGTAATCATACTGACATAGAGCCCAATGAATTAAAAGGTATTAAATTAACCTCAAAAGCGTCATAAAGTTCTGTATCTAATCTAAGCATAGGAATTTCAAAATCGCCTGCGTAATATGTCCCCGTTGTGATCTTGTCTGATTGCTCGTCCCACCAGCTAACATCAAAGTCGGGCTGATCTAGCAAAGTAAGTATTGTGCTCATTTCCGTTGTTGTTGTAGGTGCAAAAGCTAAAAATATCTTTGGAAACATACCGATATATGAAGCCCTTAAATCTCCGTTCATATTTCTGTTAGCGTCTGACCAAAGTTTATTTCTCCCGATCTTAAACGCTTTTAATTTAGGTAAGCTCGACCCGTCTATTTTAATCAGATATGGTATTGCCATTTTAAATATTTAATAATGCTGAATTAGATCTCATTGTGCCATCATTGATATAGTCAACAAACTTCTCATAAATCTTGTCCTCACCTATTTTAATAGTCAGATTGATATTGCCCTTATCTCCTGCAAGTGTAGCAATTTCTTTTAGCCAATCATTATTATCTAAAGGCACAACTGCTTCTTTTCCTGCTTCACCGATCATTGCCAAAGTAGGCGAGCTAACAATTCCACCCTCTGCTAATCTAGGTATCGTGGGTATTTTTACATCTGCCTTATTTCTTCCAAGTAGTGAGAACACTTCATTAGGTATCTTATCTATTGCCCTGTTAATTGTGCCCGTAAATCTATTTAACATATCAATAACGCTGTTAATCACTCCCTTGACGATATTTACTATTCCATTAAATAGCGAGCTTGTCATATCTGAAAGCCCCTTCATCATTAGTTCCCAATTGCCAGAAAATGCACCCTTAATAAAATCTAACAGCCCATTAAACCAGCCCACAACTGCCTGTATCGCACCACCTACGACGCTGACCACTAATTGAACTGCCGTTGATATCACATTGCCGATAAAATCAAAAGCTGGCTTCAATACTGTTAGCAACGCCTTGACTATTGGAGATATAAAGTTGTTGTAGATCGTTAAAGCTGTATCAACTAGCTTCATTACAAACTGCACCACTTCCTCAACAACGCCCTTTAAAGTGTCGTCCCATAATCTTTGTAGCATTTCCAAGAAAGGTTGAACAATAGGGGCGATAACATTGTCCCAGATACTTTGGAATAGGGAAACAATCTCATTGACAAATTTGCCAAGATTATCTAATAAACTTTCCCCATCTTCGCCCCATATCTGCACCAACGAGCCTGTAAAATCAGACCACATTGTTGTTAATAATTTGATTGCTGGGTCAAAAGCCTCTGTCCAGATACTGTTTAATAATTTAGTAATACTATCTAAGATTAAAGGTGCATATACCTCGCCTGTTTTAGTTAGATCAAACCACATTAAAGACCATAAATTTTTTAAATTGGTAAATGCACTAAATATGTTTGGTAGGTTTGTATTAAATGTAGCTAGAACGCTATTCAGTAGATCTTGAACGCCCTGTGAATTAAACATTGTAGTAAAATCGTTCTTAATTCCCCCAAAAATAGCTTTCAATCTTTCTGCTAGTTTAGAGAATTCCCCGAACACCCCGTCTGCCAATAAATTAGCTTCATTTGTCCAATCAGTTGTATCTAAGCCCCAATCGCTTGCACCCCCAATACCACCCCCAATATCTCCTATTCCACCTGCACCACCACCTGCCCCTGTATCTTCATTAGATTTGAGCACGTTCATTTCGTCAAACCCTGCTAGCCCTGCTAAGCTCTTTTCAAGTTCTTTTGTGCTTTTGTTTGCATTGTCTGTGCTATTTGCATACCCATCTATTGCCTTGTCTAATGCCTTTGTAGTTTTAATCGGCTTCATTGTGAAGTTGGCAAGATCTTTAAACCTATCTCCGATTAAAGGTAGCTTGCTAAGTAGCGTGCCAATAATTCTAAACAATACGATCAAGTAACCTGCCACTTTAGAAGCAAAAGATCTTATGCCCTCAGTAGCACCCTGAACGCCCTCAAATATTGCACTTGTTAATTGATAAAACCCATTAGCGAAAGTGTCCCATATAGGCGATAACGCTTCACCTATCGTAGCTGATATTTGCGTCCATTTTTTTTGTATAGATTGAAACAACTTCCCTGCCGATTGCATTGTCGAAGCGTAAGCACCAAAGGTCTTTTCCCCTTCCTCAACTACAATGTTCATACGAACAAAAGCCTTTTCCTGTGCTGACATCTGTCCAACTGTTTTGCCCATCTGTTGAGCATATTCTTGGTAAGCGTCTGTTAGATTTCCAACTTCAATTATGTTATCTACATAGCTGACATTTCCTGATCTAATAAACCTCGTTATTCTATCAATACCATCTGCACTATCTACCAAAGCACCTGCCGAAAGATCTTTCATTGCCAAAACTAAACCCGATACGCCATCTTGATACTCACCCGTTCTAGCGTCTAATACCTTTACGCTATCTGCCATTTCTGTTAAGCCCGATAACGCTAGTGTTTTGATAACTTCCTCTGCTTGAATACCAAAAGTATTTGCTTCCTCTAAGCTATCTCTTAGCTTGTCCACCTCATCTGCCGTCATACCCATATTTCGAGCTACAACGTTAGTAGCGACCTTGATACGACCTAATTCTGACCCGTTCTGCACCAAGCCCTGAAAAACATTAAATAGAGCATTACCGACTGTTTTTAATGCACTCGTTAATATTTGCGTTGCGATCTGGGCTTGAAATATTGAAGATGTTAAACTGCTACCAACTGCGTCAGATACACTACTTGTCGTTCCCTGTAAACCCTCTAAAGCGTCAGTTACTTTGCTAAGCTCTTTCTTTAACTCGCCTGTATTGGCTGTTATCAGAATTTCAAGGTCTTGTAATCTCATTGTTGTTTTTTAATCTATTAGTTATTTTCATTGCTACCTTTTCCATTTCCTCGCTTGTCATTTCCTTTATCGCTACCTCTTTACTTAAAAAAGGTTTTTTAGGGTATTTTTTCGGGCTGTGAAAAGCATAACTAATATATTTTCCCAAGTTAAAAGAGTGTGCGTCAATCTTTTTTGCTTCAATTTGCTCTTTTTCTTGGTAAACCTTGATACATTTTTCAAATTGCTTTGGGCACATTTCCCAATATGCCCTAAGATCTAAACCAATCAAGATTGCCGTCTCTTCTCCTTCTTCCCAATACTCACCGAAAAATCTTAAATTTTTAGATTTTCCACTTTTGCCCTTAACTGTTTGATGTTCAGGGCTTTGGGTAAAAAACCCTTTTTTTGCAACTTTTCCAGAATAGTCAAATACAGAGAAATTAGATCGCCACCCTTTTCTAAATACAATTCGATTGCCTTAAACGCTTCTTCTTCTGAACAATTTAGCCCCTTTTGAACAAACAAAGCAGTATTGCTCATTGAGATCTCGCCCACTATATCTGTTATAGGGCGTTTCTTGATCTCCTCTAGCTCTGCAATTGCTTTTGCTGTAAAGTTAATTTCTTCCATAATTGACCCATAAAAAATAAAAACTTGTTGCCTAGAGTGCTGATATTTCAGCACCCTAAGCAATGCTAAAGTTAGGCACTAGGTGTAACTGCCGTATAGGTTGGTGCACCAGAAATTCTGATAGAGCCTGTAAACCCTCTTACCCCGTCGATTGTGCTCTCGGCTTCTTTCCAGCTTTTTACAAAGCCCTGAAATTTCCAAGTTGAGCCTGTGGTAAAAGTTATTACCCAATCAGAAACAGTTTGAGCCTCTGCTAATTCAAGCATATCTTCCATATTGCTCTCTGTTTTGATAATTCCTGCTAATGCAACTTCCCCAGCGTCCTTAAACCCTGCTATGAATTCCTTGTAACCACTATCACTATCGAGAGTAGTTACATCTATTTCGTCGCTTTCTACCCCTATCTCACCAATAGAGGTTAAATCGGCTATTAGAGTGTTATTTCCGTCAGGGTCTAGCGTTAAAGTTGTGCCAAGTGATTTTACTGCTGACATCTTATTAACCTACTAAATTAAATCTTGTTGAGATATGGGAATAACCATCTGGGTCTTCTATGTCTGCACAGAAGTCCATAATATAGTTATTACCTCGCATTGCACTTTCAATCGCAAGTAGTATCTCGCCACTTTCGGCCGATGTATTTGACCAAATATCAATCATTGCAACGATTTGTTGGTAGGCTATATCTTTATCAAGCGTTGGTAATATTCTGTTATCAGCGATATAGAAAGTAATACAAGGCATACTTGAAATTACCTCTGGACGCCTCTGGTAAACAGTATAACCAAGATCGCTTAATATTGTATAGATTTCCTCTTTTGGCTCGTTCATTTTGCAATAATTCTTAAACGATTTGAAACAAAGTTTTTGATGTCGTTCTCTATAAGCGTTTTGTTTTCCTCAAAAGCTGGTCGCATAAAAGGTTGTGCTTTCATTTTAACTGTGCCAAATTCTTGGTATAGGGCGTATTCAGTAGGTGTAAAAACTATTGCACCTTGCCTATAACTGCCATCTAACCCTTTGTGGGTTATGCTAGCTTGTAAAGCACCTGTATCAACGGGGGCTTTCTCCTTAGCACTCGTTACTATCTTTTCGGCTGATCTTTTCATTACTTCCGTCAGATCAAGTAACGCAATTTGTTCTATCTTGCCTAAACACTTGGCAAGGTTGAGGACTTTGATGACCAATTCTCACAGATTAAAAAGTAATGGCTATCAAAAGCGATAGCCCTAATCACCCTCATTAACTGATCTCCATACTTTAAAACAGTTCCCCTAGCGATATTTTGGTCGGTAGTAATAGTGGCAGAAATATCAGTTGTTATGCCGTATTCCTGCTTGACCTCGTCTAGCTTTGCAAAGCTGATGTTAGCTGAAATGCTTTCGCCCTCAGTTGCCTCTTGCCTTGCCCAGCCATCTCCGTCCACAACTTCCTCCGTTGTATAAAGAGTGATCTCTTTATCGTAAAAGGTGTTGGCTATTTGATTTTTAAAACTGTTTGGTATGTTCAATTATGTCTGGTAATCTAAAACGCTTTAAAGTTTCCTCTGCACCGACAAAAATGTCGGTATCTCTACTTCCGTTAAGATAGCTCTTTAATTGATCTGAATACGTTACCTCTTGCCCGTTGTCCTTTATTGACTTTACGGCATAATTATCGGCTTCGTTTCTCTCGGCAATTGTTCTATAAGTCCTAATTACAACTTCGGCTAATACCCTTTCCAATTGGGTCGGTATGGGTGAGGTATTAGTATTGTCCTCCTCGTAATCTTCGACTAGCTGATATCTGTTTGTATAGATCAATGCTCGATCAATAACGCTTTCTACAACGAAATCTAACAATTCGTCATCTTCGTCTAACGTAGTATCAATAGTTAAAGCATAATCTTTAATTGAAGTAGAGATCTCGTCCATTTCGTTTAATTTTCAAAATTAAGCTGAAACAACGACAGTTCCAACATCTGCATAAGCAATTAAATCGGGCATAACGGCTTTTGTTCCAAAGGAATAGTAAAGCTCGATTGCATAATCATTGCTTAAAGGAATTCTCTCTGCCTCATAAGGTTTCGCAACTACGGGCTGTGCAATTGCACCAACCGCCATACAGATTGCGTCCTCTGTTTGTCTGGTATTTGAGAATACTCTTACGTCGTGGAACATCTTGACATCTACGCCCCCATCAACAGGGTTAGGTAAAGTATCAATGTAATTCCTCAATGCACCATAGGTGGCTGGGGTCAATGTTAAAACTAACATATCTCTATCAACGCCATCTACATTGTCGTTTTTGACTGTTTCTACTGCCTGAATAAGTTCCTCTAGCTGTCCTACTAAGGTGCTTTCGGTAACTGTTACTTCTGTTCCTGCACTTTCGGCTTCGGTAAAGAAAGCACTATCGAGCTCTCTAATCATTGCCTTTTCGTGATTAACTTTCCTGCTTTCCAAAATGCCGTCCACGCCATAGAAAAGTAGATCTTTTTGAGCCACTTCCTCGACGATTTCTTTATCTTGGTTTAAGTTTACGGTTACGCCATTATTCTTGACTGCGTCCCCTGCACCTGCTTTTCTAGCTGTGCCGTATGCTTGTGAAGCAGAGGTCATTAACCTTCTTACTTCAACGCTTCCACTCTCGGGGTCGCCTGATAATGCAGTATTTTTGATTTGCTGTGAAATAGCACCTTTCTGCACCATATCAACAACTTCAGCGTAAGCCTCAGCCAATTTGTCCTTTGTTGAGCCATTGGACAGATAAAGGCTTAGTGTATCTGTTTTTGCCATTTCTAAAAATTGTTTAACTTTTAATTAAAATGCTGTTTTGACTTTTACCCTTTTAGATTGCTCATTATCAGTAATGTCTTTGGGGGCTGTGCCTTTTAATTGTCTAGCTACTTCGTCGCTTATTGCGTTTTGCCAAGTTTCTTTTAGAGAATTGATCTTCTCTCTCATTTTCTCGGCGTCTGCGTCCACAACAAAATCAACTAGCTTAATCGGTATTTTGGCTTCGTCAAAAGCTGATATCGCTTCAAGTTTGTTCTCTCGAATTGTTACCTCTTTTTCCTTTAGCCTTAATTCCTCCAATTGTTTACTTGTGAGCTCTTTTTCTTTTTCTTCTGCAGATAGTTTTGCTAATCTCTCGGCTTCTGCCTTTTCTTTAGCAATTTTCTCTGACAGTTCCTTTTCGAACTTTCTTTTTTCGTGTGCTAATCTTTCGCTTAACACCTTGTTTAGTTCTTCTTGGGTAAAAGTCTTTTCGCCCTCTTGATTGCCCTTTTCCGACGCCTCAGAGGTGTTAGCGTCAAGGTTTTG